CTTGATGGTATGGGAACTGATGAGTTCTTAAAGATTATACGATATGTAATTAAGGATGCAAATGTCTTTGTTATATCTCATAAAGCAGACCTACACGATAAGTTTGAGAGTGTAATACGCTTTGAGAAAGTGAAAGGTTTTTCACAGATGGCATCTTCATAAATACTTAAAAAACTGATAAAATGGTTTGGCATATTAAAAAAACTAGTATGATGACTTCAGCAGGAGTTGGAACGGTTTATTATAAAGGTGATAATCGTTGGACTGAAACCTATGCTGATCGTTCTACATATACTTCACAAGCAAAGGCAAAGGCAGAAGATTATATTTGGAAAAAAAATACAACCGCAGGTTGGGATTGCACAGCAGTAAATGAGAATGCATAATGAAAACATTTCAACAATTCATAAAAGAAACTCCTAAACCTGATAATGTACCTAGTATAATTAAAAGTCTAAAGGGTCTTGCAACTGATATTGGAACTAATAATCCTGACCTACCAAAACAGATTAAAAATACTGTTATGAAAACTGTTGCTAAAAAGTTTGCACCAACAATTCAGAAGGGTGCACAGAAAATGGATCAAAATCTAAATAAGATGGCTACAGACTTACCAGGAGCAATGAATAAATTTCAGGATTTCTTAGATTCTGGTAAAATTCAAAAGGGATTTAATAAAATGTCATCACAAATGAGTAAAGTAGGTAAATAAAACCAGTTTACAAAGTGTCCACTGAACCGTCCATTGGGCGGTTTTTTAGTCTATACTGTGTATATCAAACAAAGATAAGATGAATCACGAAATCAAATCAACCCTTGCTAAACTACTTGCTACTGAAGATTTAGTTGTAGAGCATAAGAATGTAGAGACAGCACAGTTCGATGTCCACAATCGTGTTCTAACGCTTCCTAACTGGGATAAAGCAAGTGAAGGTATATTTGATATGCTTGTGTGTCACGAAGTCGGACACGCTCTCTACACACCTGATGTTGATTGGAGAGAAGGTAGAGTTACATCTCATTCATTTGTCAATATTGTAGAAGATGCAAGAATTGAAAAACTAATTAAGCGTAGATATGAAGGCATATCAAAGACATTTTTTAATGCATACAATGAGTTGAGTGATGTTGATTTCTTTGAGATTAAAGATAAAGATGTAGATGAAATGAATCTTGCAGACCGTATTAATTTACACTACAAGATTGGTAACTTTGTTGATATTGAATTCATTGAGGAAGAGCAATACTTTATAAACAAGATTGATAAGATTGAAACATTTGACGAAGCACTTGACGTTGCGGAAGAGTTATATGCATACTGCAAGCAAAAGAAAGCAGAAGAGAAAGAGCAAATGCAAATGCCAAAACTATCTGATATGGAAATGGATACACTTGAGGACTTAATTGATAGTTCTAATGCAGGTGCATCAGATGGTGAAGGTGAAGATATTGAAACTGATGTAGACGGTGAAGGTGAACCCCAACAAAGAAATGAACCAGTTATTGAAGATTTTGAAGACTTAAATCTTGATAATAAAGGTCAGCAAGAATGGAATGAAGAACCTGAGTCAGAAACAATGCAAGCATTAAATGATGCACTCAGAAATCTTACTAATACTCAGACAAGAGAAAGTCAGTATATTCAATTACCACAGATGATAATAGAAAATATTATTATTGATAATGATACAGTTCACGAAAAGTTAGATGCCAATTGGATTGAATGTGAAAAAAGAAAAATTGAATATGAAAAGCAATATAGTGAAAAATTAAATCTTGGATTAGGTAACGATAAAGATATCTATGAAGATATTGATAAGATGTATTATAAATTCAAGAGAGATGCACAAAAGGAGGTAAGTTACCTTGTCAAAGAATTCGAGAGACGCAAGTGTGCAGGAACTTATGCTCGCTCTTCTACTAGTCGCACTGGTATCCTTGACACCAAAAATCTTCACACTTATAAGTTCAATGAAGATATTTTCAAGAAAATCACAGTGGTGCCCGATGGCAAAAACCACGGACTAGTATTCATTCTTGATTGGTCTGGTTCAATGAACAATGTAATGTTGGATACATTGAAGCAACTATACAATTTGATTTGGTTCTGTCGTAAAGTTCAGATACCTTATGAAGTCTATGCATTTACTATTGACTATCCATCTTATGATATATTTACTGGGAAAAATTTAGAGAGAGTTACTGAAGTTAAAAATAAGGAAGTTCAGATACCTGATAATTTTCATCTACTTAACTTCTTTACTCATACTACAAGAACAAGAGATTTAGATAGACAGATGCTCAATATATTCAGATGTGCATCAGGATTTGATTGGAGTACTAATACACCTTGGATGCAAGCACCTATCGGTTTTAGGTTATCAGGAACTCCATTAAATGAAACTATGATTGCATTAGGTCAGATATTACCTCAGTTCAAGAAAGAAACTGGAGTTGAGAAAGTGCAGTGTGTTGTTCTTACTGATGGTGAAGGTCAACCTATGAGATTTAACAAAGAAGTACATAGAGATTGGGATAGTAAACCATTTATGGGAACATCATACTTTGGAGAAGGATGTTTCTTACGTGATAGAAAGTTAGGAACAACATATCGTATGGAGGGTCATTGTTACGATGACCGTAATCAGACTGAGGTTCTTCTTCGTAATCTTAGAGACCGTCTACCAAGTGTAAACTTTATTGGTATCCGTGTTATGTCTACTCGTGATGGTTCTCAGTTTGCTCACAAGTATTGTGGTTATGGCAATGAGTTATATGAAAAGACAATGCTTAGATGGAGAAAGGAAAGGTCATTTGCAATTAAGGATGCAGGATATCATACATACTTTGGTTTAGCATCACAGGCATTATCAAATGATGCAGAGTTTGAGCCTAAGTCGGATTCAAAGGCAGATATTAAGAGAGCATTTGTTAAAAGTCTTAAGAATAAGAAAATGAACAAGAAAATACTTGGAGAATTTATTGAATTGGTGGCATAATAAATAAAGAGTAACTTATATTATTATAATGGTTAGAATTACACCTAAAGATGCAGCAAAAATGATGGACGCATATGCAAAGGTATATGCACCCAAAGAGGAACCAAAACCTGAGACTGAAGCATCTGTGGAAACCACTGAAGAACCAAATACTGAGGAACAAAAATGACTAGATTTACTGACCTATTAAGCACTGGTGAAGTTCATTCAGCATATGAAAGTGCAACTGCACCTAAAACTACTCAACAGACAACTGTTGATATAGATAATTCACCTGCATCAGTTGAAGACCCAGTTAATCCTGAACCATTAGATTTCACTACAATGTCTAAACTTCAACTTGAAACTTATGGTAGAGCCATAGGAATTGAGTTAGACCGTAGACACAGTAGAAAAAGATTAATAAGAGAATTAGAACAGTTTATATCCAATCGATAAAGTGGCACACAAGGGGTTTCATTACCCCCCACATATGTGTAGAATGTATATATCAAGAGAAAACCAAACTTCATTATGCCCTTCGAGATTAAAATGACTGCCGACCAAGTGATTGCAAAACTAAAAGCACTTTACGGCACTGAGTTTACAGCAGCAGATATCAAAGCATTCTGTGCGATGAACGATATTACATATCAGACTGTAACTAGAAAGTTGCAACAATACAAAGTTTCCAAAGGTAAGTGGAACTTAGAAGTTACACAGGAAAGTGTTCAGCAAATTGAGAATAGTTTTGCTGCACCTGCTGTAATGCCAATTGCAGAAAAAAATCTAGTTCCAAGTGTAGATAATACCTTTGTTAAGTTTGGACACTTTACTGATGTCAAGAAAGTTGTTCAATCAAAACAGTTCTATCCAACATTCATTACTGGTCTATCAGGTAATGGTAAAACATTCGGTGTAGAACAAGTATGTGCACAACTTAAGAGGGAGTTAATCCGTGTCAACATCACAATCGAAACTGACGAAGACGATCTTATTGGTGGGTTTCGTCTTGTTGATGGTAATACTGTTTGGCACAACGGTCCTGTCATCGAAGCTTTGGAGAGGGGAGCTATCCTCCTTCTAGATGAGATTGACTTAGCATCAAACAAGATACTTTGTCTACAACCAGTTCTCGAAGGTAAGGGAATATTCTTAAAGAAGATTGGTAAGTTTGTAACACCTAAAGCAGGTTTCAATGTAATTGCAACAGCAAACACAAAAGGTAAGGGTTCTGATGATGGACGTTTCATCGGTACTAACGTATTGAATGAAGCA